AATGCCGTCAAATGATGCAAAGTCGCTTATGCCACCGCGCTGGCGGTAATACGCTGCGCCCAGCATTATTGTTGCGAGCGTGACATCTCCGCCGGGTGATGTTGTAAGGCTGTCAAAATATCCGCATTCTTGTCGCCTGCGATACGCAAAATTGTTTGCAGCGCTTGCGCACTGTGTCACAAATGTTGTGTCGTCAGCAGTTGCTGTAGCGATACCAAGGTATGTCAAAATTTGTGCTGCAGTAATCCAAGTACAGGTTTGTGTGTAGGTGACAGTGCCAGAAAAGTCAACAACAAACTCAACATCGTTACCAGTGCACGCATACAAAATTTGGTTAGGTACAGCAGTGTTTTCGTCATACAGCAGTACACCACTAATACCGTCAACACCAATAAATAAATATTGTGGCAACGCCAACACTGTAAATGTGCCGGTAAACGGTGCAGCCAAACCTGACACCGCTACAGACTCGCCTAAAGCAATTTCGGTTGCTTCAAGCGTGCTAATGCAGGCGTAGTTATCTAGTAACTGTTTAGTTTGTGTTTTATATGTTGCCATGGCGTTTGTTTCGCCATGTGGTTAACCACTGACGACAATTTCTTTGACCATTGAATTGTAAGGGATAAAGGTTGCAACATATCCGTAGTAACTAAATGTGCGACCTAAAGTACTTGGCACCTCAACTGACAACAGGCCACGCACTTGTTCGTAAAATTCAATTGCGTTTGCTCTTGCGACAGTTAATGTGCCGTCTGCAAATGCTCGATCAGCCACAAGGTTTAGACCAAATGGGTTAAATGTGTTTGCTACTGTCACATTTGATGTACCTATTCCGTTAACACCCATCAAACCTGCAGCGCCTGTGTAAGGGAACACTGGGCGCTTGTCGCCGTCTAACTGACTGCCAAGTTTTTTCCAAACATCTGGCGAGACAAAAACTGTGTCTGGCAAAAAGTTTGTTGCACTAAGAATGTCAGTTGCTGCGTCATACATTGCTGAGATCAATGTTGACGGGTCGTTTGCAGTCACTGTCCATGTTGAACCTGATGCAGAGCCACCGTTTGTAATTGCGTTGCACGCAACTGCGTCCGATTGCAACATGTACTGTCCGACTAAATCTTGCATAATAATGTCCATACTGGCAGGACTCGTAAAGTCAATATCTTGAACGGAGAAGGTTACTTGGCCGCTAAGGGTAGTTTTTGTGATTACATTTGACGCAATTAAAGGTGTCGTTGCGCTAACTGCTGACAGTTCAGTACTTTGTGCACCAACGCTTACATGGGTTGTCCATGTTGGGCGAATAAAAGTTTTTTGATTTCCGCCGTCTGGCATTGCGCGTGCACCAATCGCTGTTACTACAGGCCTTTGGTATCCCAAGTTGGCCATTACAGGTCCAAGCACTGGCACTGGTAAGAGTCCAGGCGTGTCGGTTGTGATTACATCGCCAGCCGCTGCTTCAAGTGCACTGCGTTTTGTGTTCACAAATTCTGCTGTTGCTGCTTGAACATTGCGGAATGTTTCGCCACCAATGTGCATTGCTGCCATGTATTCGCCTGCTGTTGGCAAATCAAATTTGCGTGCAGGTTTTGCCCACAACTTTTCAACTGTTGCTGCAACTTCGACTGTTGGTTCTACTGATTCAATCATAATTTTCTCCTGTGTAGGTATAAGTTCATTTAACTCTATTCGTGATTCGGTTTGTGGGATACTCGCTGCAACATCTGTTATGACTGCACCGCTAAACGCGCCCTGGCTAACCATGCTTAACTCAGTCCAGTCAGCAGTTTCAACAATCATGACACCATCCTCGTCGTAACTAAACTTTGTTGGGTTAATGCCGACCGATACTGAGTCAATTACACCGTCGTTTGCGAGTGTCAAATATTCGTCACCAAGTCGAGTAGCGCTGATCTTGGCAACAAACATCATGCCCTCTGGCGTGTCCTCGCGCTCTGTAACCATGCCCAAAATTTGACTTGAGTCATGCTGACCGTAAAGTTTAGGATTGCGACCGTCAACAGGTAACGCGCCCTGCATAATGCGTACTTTTGTACCGTCTGCAACTGTTGCTATTTCATCGTAAGTTACTGCTATGCCACTAATTGAGCGCCGCGGTAATTCCCCTACCGCAGCCGCGTCAACCGTGATCTGTGAAGGGGTTAACTTGATCATGACTGCGACACTACATCAACGGTCTCTGGCATTTGTGCATCATCACGATTTGTTAGCGAATACTCGCCAGTTAAATAATTTTCGACATCAAATTCACAATAAGTGCCCGCTGGCAAAACATTGTTTTGCGACAATGTGCCAGCGATGCAGTCAGCGTATGCGCGGACACCAAATGTCCACAAATCCATTCGAGACTCAGCACTTGACTGATAAGAATACGAGCCGACACTAATGCCTGCAAGGTATGGCGGTATGTTGCATAGTCGCGCCATTTCCATTGCCTGGAACTCTGCGGATTCAATTAACAACATTTTGTCAGGGCTTGTCAATGTTTCTGTGTAGGTCACAAATTCGTTTAGCGCTGCAGTCTGATTTGACTCACGCGCATAATTAAACGAGGCTGCAAGGTCTGCAAGTTCCTGTCCGCTAAGGGGTTCCCCTCCTGTTTGGCGCAATATTCCTGCCGGAATTGCTGACGATGAGTTGCGATAGCGCGCTGCCTCAAGTTTTAGCGCTGTCGCTACAGCCTGTGTTGACTGATACACAATGCCCTGTATTGGTGACAAGAATTGCACAACATCATTTGGGTCGAGTTCGCCACCATTAAAAATTATTTGTTTTGATGGAGCAAACCAGACGGGACCTGCCTGATCGAGTGTCTGACACATCGCGGCAGGCAAACGCGAATAGGAACGAGGTAGGCCATCTGCATAACGAGCCGTAACATACCAGAATGCGCGCCCGTAAAAAAACAAATCGTCAAATGTCCACGACAAAATAAAATTGTTAGGCACTGTCGGGTCAATTTTTCTAAGCCAACTGCGTGGCGCTAATGGCAACTTTTCCATTTCATCGCCATTCCAAATTTCGTTATACATTTTCAAACCCATGCAACCAATAACACTTGCCATAAGGTCGCGCGCTCGACTAATAGTCGGCACACTCATTGCTTTATTACGCGCTTCACCTTCAATGTACGAGTAGTACTGACCGATCATAAACGCGCCACTGTTATTAGTTGGTGGCATCATGTAGCCAGCGGCTGCTGCTTTAGTCGCTGGTTGCGCGTTTGCAGTCTTAGTTATTTTGTCTGCAATAAATTCAATCAAAGTTTTAGCCATGCGTTAAGTATGCCACTGCAATTACTTTGCATGTTGTATAGGTGCTGGCCGCAAACAGACCGAGAAAGCAGGTAAACAGCCAGCCACCCGTAGACAGATTAGCGTGACGCAACCACGATCATAGGTTTGCCTACCGCGACAGGTTTGTGCACCATGCTTACAGCGAACACTAAACACCGCGCCAACTCAATAGGCCCAGGTGACCGGACTGAGGACAAAGTTAATGACCCCTGGTTCTTGACACTTACTGCGCGTTCGCAATGTTGACTAAGTAGCGCTGTCCCGTCATGCCGTACACGGCCTTCAATGATGGCGGCTCGAGCAGTCTGAGTCCAGCGCATCATTTCACGATTGCCAACCATCTGTGATCTGTGCGCAAACTTTTGCGGTAACGACATCTCAAACGCTGGCGTAATAAGCAGTCGAGTCGTAGCATCTTTGCAACAGTCGTCTACAGCCTGCCAACATTCTGCCAAAGTATCTTTAACAAATTCTTGACAAATCTGTATGTTGCCATCAGGATTTAGCGCTGCTCTGACACCTACAAATCTTGACTCGTCTTGCGATTGCTCAATAGCAAGTACACCGCCTTTAGGCATTGGCAGATCAGTTTTAAGATTTGCCCACACACCCGGTTGCAACCAGCCGTGAGCGCTTGCTGTCCACAAATTTACCGACGATCTAAGAAACGCATTGCGATTAGGTTGCTCAGCCTCGGCGCGCAAAACATCTACCGTTAATGTGTGACCGATTGCAGGGTTGGCCTGTAACCATGCGTCAACACTCATCGGGTCTGTTGTAGACGCTGGCGAAAATTCGCAAAAATATAACGACGACTGCGTACCGTCATCTATTGCACGCAATCCCTGTTCTCGCCAACGCAACATTTCTACGCTCGACTCGTCGCCACTAGTGCTAGTCATAAACAGCAAAGGACTTTTGCGAGTACGCATAGTTGGCAACAAACCGACCGACACGGCATCTGGCGACACTGCCCAAAGTTCGTCAATGCAAACGAGATCAGCCGTTAACCCGTGAAACGATGTAGGCGTTGCAGCGCGCACAAGCCAGCGCGTACCGTCAGGCAAATTTGCTTCGTTACGGCCTACAGCCCAAGTAAGAATTGCGCCAAAGTGTTGTTCTAATATTGGTGCGATTTTGTGGAACAGTTCAATTGCTAAATCTAATTTGTGTGCAGTAGTAATAATTGTTTGTGGCTCACCGCGCAACTTAGGCATCTCAGTACACCAAAACCCAACCAAACTTTCTAACAATTTTGACTTGCCGTTTTGTCGAGCAACTGATACAAGAGCCTGACGCGCCAACAGATCGCCATGCTCATCATGCGCAAGAAAACCACTAGCAACATATTTCTGCCAATCCATTAACTCACAATTCAAATACTCGCGCGCCCACGCAGTAACACGATCAGCAAGATAAGTGCCATCACGCTCAACCGCAGTTTCTAGTCTTGGCTTGTATGGCGCAGTGTGTGACCGCTGTGAGTGGTCAGCGCTAGTTGGCTCAAACCTCGGCAAACCCTTATGGAATAAGGCTATTGGCGAGTCGGGTCCCTT